GAAGCTCCGATCTGCTCTGGCTGAACACCAAGTTCACGAGCGATGTTCTCGTACATCGGAATCATCAGTGGGTCGGTTGACCTCGTATACGGAACACGACCAGATTCAGCGGCCAACTGCTTGGCTTTTCGGTTGTACTCCTCCATGAGGAAAGGCCCGAACATCGGCTGTTCGGTTTGAGCAGGCATTGCAGCAGTGCTTGGAGCAGCAGTCCTACCACCGCCCGCAGCAGCACCTCCACCAAACCGACTGACTTGGGGAGCACCTTGAGCCGCAGCCGGTCCTTTCAACGAAGGTTTTGCCTCCGGTGATTCAACGGGAGTTACACCCAAAGCCTTTGAATACGCATCTATGTACTCCCTTGCTTGTTCAGGTGTAACTCCAGGTCCAGTGATGAACTTCGGAACCCTATTTCCAAGTTTGTCGAGAACCGTCTCGACACTGATATCCAAAGGCTTTGTCTTCTCAGGCTTGGCGACACCAATGTTCTGAACCAGATCAGGATACTGCTCCATCAACTCCTTGCGAGTTCCGTACACCATACTTCCGCTCGGAGTCATGAGCTGCATGGTCATTCCTCTACCAGCTCTTTCTTTGGCAGCAACAGCAGCTTGAGATGCAGCAGCCATGCGTTCGAGAGCAGCCGTATCAAGTTTAGCAATCGGGGTGGTGAGGCCCTGCTGTTCAGCAAGCAATTCAAGCGGGCCACGATCAGCGGACAAAGCTCCAATCAGTTGAGCCCTGCGAGTGATCTTGGCCTCATCCTCTTTCTGCTTCTGTTCCTTGGATCGCTCAAAAGCTGCCATCTCACGAAGCGTGTCGATGTCAGGATCTCCCAGATTGTATCCACGAGAGCGAAGATATCCGCCGAGTTCAGGGCGAGTGCGCTCGATCTCTTTCTTTATCTCGTCTTCTCGTTTAGCGGCCATTCGAGCGGAGATCCGCTCGTTCTCAAGGTCACGCTGCTGCTGCTCAAGCAATGAGGCTCTGGCTTTATTACGCTCACGGATCTGTTCGTTGGTACCCGTGAACTCACCGGCCAGACCACCAGTGAGCATGGTGAGACCCTTGAGCAACGGATTGATGCGTTGCTTGGCCTTTTTTTCGAGATCGTCTCTGATTTCTTCTGCTGATGGTGTAGCCATAGATCGTTAGCTGAGTTCGTTGAGGATGGACCGGCGGGCCATGCGACCGCCCATGCTTCGCATCGCCGCGGCGAGGATCTCCTCGGGATCGTAGTTGATATCGCGGAAGTACCGGCTCTGGATCGCATCACGATTGCGAGTCAGCACGGGGTTGACCGGAAGCTCGGGCAGCGGGGTCGTGATGACTGGCCTGCTAAACACCGATGGTCCGGGCAGGACGATCGGGTTGCGAGCGGGCGCAGGCTCTTGGAATTGGAACTCGATGGTCGGAGGCCGAGTGACGGTGACGCGCTCCTCGAACACGGGCTGCTGAGTAATGGCCTGAGTCTGCGGAGCAGGGGTGCTTTCAACAGTCTCAGGAGGAAGCGTCACCGTTGTTGCCGGACCTTGCGGCATGACGTTTGTGGTCCCACCCGGAGTAACGATCGCCCCGTCTTCGCGGATGTACGATTCTTCCCTTGGCTTAGGAGAATACGGATCCATCGTACCCTCTGTGACGTACTGATTCTTGATCGATTCTGGCAGTACGCTGACCTCGGGCTCCTCCGCGGCAACCTGCTCGTAATCGGTAGGAGGAGCAGCAGGCTCCGGTTCCGCAGGCATCACGGGTTCCTGCGGCAGCGGATTGAACGTCGCCACGCTGCTCAGGTCGGGAGTGACCGGAGCAGGAGTCGGAGTCGGAGCAAGAGTCTCCTGAGTTGGCCGATAAACATCAGTCCAACGAGTTGTGGCACCGGGAGTGTAAGTCGATGCCTCAACTTGAGGCTCCGGTGAGTAATAGCTCAGAGGATCGACCGGAGGTTGAGCGTATCCGGACGCGGTAACAGGACCGAACAGCGCCGCAATCTCTGGAGGCAGAGTGGACGGAGGAGCGGGTGATTCTCCTCCGCCGATCAACCAGTAGTTGGATCCTGTATCGGTTGCCATTGATCAGCCTCCCAGACCGAATCCCTTGTAAGCGGAACCAAGGTTCTGAATGCCTCCAGTGATTCCAGCAATCATGGACAAAGGAGAGTTGGCCTGCGAAGCCTGGAACGCATTCTGAGCGTTCTGTAGCGCGAAGCTCGAACCCATCTGCATCAACTGACCCGGACCTGCTTGCTGCATGCCCTGCATGAGCTGCGGAGCGGCGAACGGAGAAGCACCCTGCTGGAGACCTCCGAGCTGGGCGGCTTGCGAGACGATCGGCTGGAGTCCCAGGGCGGACTGGATGTTGGCGATGTTCTGCTGGCGACCGGCCTGCTGCTGCTGCTGCGCGGCCATCTGGCCGGCAAAGCTCTGCTGCATCGCGGTATTCCGTTGACCGGTGGCCGCGAGGATGTTGTTGAACGCTTCCTGAGCCTGACGATTTGCGACATCGCTCGTGGTCTGGCCGCTCTGGAGTAGGCCAAGAGCCTGCTGGCGGCGCTGCACATCCGCGTTGGCGATCGCCTCGTTGACGGCGCGGGCCTCGCGGAAAGCGGAGAGGTTGCCGAGGATGTTACCGGTGGCGGTTCCGCGAGCGCGAGCGGCCTGCTCGGCAGCGCGGATCATCGTGGGATCGAGAGTACCGGCCTGAGCGAGACCGGCAGCGATCTGGCGTTCGAGGTCGCTCCGCATCTGAGCGGCAGCGCCGGTGTCCTGCGGGGCCGTGGGCACACCCACGCGCTCGTAGGTGGGAGCAGTGGGAGAAGTCTCGGCAATCGGAGCCTTGCCGATGTCGCTCAGGAACTGGGAATAGAGACCAGGAGTTCCGGGTCTTCCATCGACAGCAGCAGTGCCATACCGCTCAGGATCAAGAGCTTGAAGCTCGGCGCGGCGCTGTTGAGCGAACTGGGTGCCATAGAGTTTTGCAGCCTCAAGCTGGGCAGCAGCCTGTTCGGGGGCGAGGTTCGCAAGAGCGCGGGCGGTCTGGGCAGTGAGATCGATATCACCAATGCCAGTGAAGTCTGCCTTTCTCTCACCAACGATTTTGCCCGAAGCATCATAGACTGGGTAGCTGACCTCAGTGCCAGCCCTAGATGCGGCCTCAATGGCTCTGAGTATGGGAAAAGTCTGTGCTTGAGCGTAAACGGCTTCCCGATTCGCCGCCGCCATGTCCGGTGCTTTATACGTTCCACCCATATCAAATCCTGTTCATCAGAAGTGTGTGATACCGATCAAAATCGTACAAACGGGAAACGCCTTTGCGGATCCCTCCCAGCTTGGTCACGCGATCGGAGCACATGGCCTTCATGCCCATCCAGAGCGTCTGCACGGCCATCGGCTTGGTAGTTGCCACCACCTCGATCCAAGCGATGTGACCATTTGGATCGTTGGCATAGAGATCCTCAGCCTCCTCAGTGGAGTTCAGGAACCGAACAGCGCCCACACCGCAGCACTCGCCATTCTCGTCTTGAACGATACCGATCTGCCGTTTCGCGTTGAAAATGCCGATCCAGTTGATGATTTGGTCATCGTTCCATGTGGAACAAGTAAGCCACTTCTCCTTCAGCAGCTTGGCCGCGGCTAGGATTGTGGGATGCGGGGTCATTGCTGGGGACGAATGGAATCGACGAATCCGGACAGGATCGTGGACTGGAGGCTCATGCGGCTTCCGCTGGTCGTGTTGATCTTGAACTGGATGTTGTTCCAACGCCCTCGGCTGATGAGGTTGTAAGCCGCCAGGAACTTCTGGGTGCTCGGGATGCTGATCGCAGGATCGATCGAAGTGAACGTCCCGCTCATGTTCGTGGCGTAGGACAGCGAGGCACCGATGCTCGTGGCATACGGATTATCGAGAGCGATCTGGATGCTGTATCCGATCTTGTCCGGAATCGGTTCCCCGAGGTTGTACGCCTTGGTGATGACCGTTGACTGATATGCGCTACCGCCATCGAGGTAGGCCGACTGCTGGACGGGACTCAGTCGGGTATTGGGAAGGTAGTCGTTGAACGACCAGACTTGGCCCGCACCTTCACTGAGCGAGATGATGTCGCCGGCGAACATGAGCACTGGGCCGAAGTTCGAGAAGGCGGTGGGGATGAAGTCGTTGACCTGCCAGTTGTCCCAGTAGCCTAGCCACGAGCGGGCCAGCGAGTGGTAG